CAGACCTCGTTATAACAAAATCAAACGAAGTATTTCTTAAGATAAACACGGAACCTCATATCGAGTATGAGTTAAGAGATCACTTTAAGTTTGAAGTACCAAATGCCAAGTTTATGCCACAGTATCGTGGTAGAAACTGGAACGGTGAAATTCATCTATATGACATGCGCTCTAAACAGATCTATGTTGGTCTGTTAGACAAGATAGTAAGTTTTTGTAAGAACTACGGATATACTTTTTCTTTCGAGAATAATAAGTTTTACGGACAACCCTTTGAAGTAAATGATGAAATATCATTTGAAGGTGTTAAGGGTTTTATGCATTCTATATGCTCTCACAAACCACGTCAATATCAAATTGAGGGAGTATACGATGCTTTAAAGCATAACAGAAAACTATTGATAAGCCCCACTGCGAGCGGCAAATCTCTGATGATTTATTCATTAGTGAGGTATTATGTAGACAAAGGGCAAAAAATCCTTCTAGTCGTTCCAACGACATCTCTTGTAGAGCAGATGTACAAGGATTTTGAAGATTATGGTTGGGACGCTGAGTCATATTGTCACAAAATTTATAGTGGTAGAGAAAAAGACAGTAGTGCTCCTGTAACTATTACCACTTGGCAATCTATCTATAAGTTGGAAAGAAGTTGGTTTGAAGACTATAACGTAGTCATTGGTGATGAGGCACATCTCTTCAAGAGTAAGTCTCTAATATCCATCATGACCAAACTTCATCATGCAAAATACCGGTTTGGTTTCACTGGAACTTTAGACGGCACTCAGACGCATAAATGGGTCTTAGAGGGAGTCTTTGGTCCGTCATACAAGGTAACGAGAACTGATGAATTGATGAAGCAAGGTCATCTATCACAGTTAGATATTCAGTGTCTTGTACTCAAACATAAACCACAAACATTTGAAACTTATAATGACGAGATAGAATATCTTATTTCACATGAACAAAGAAACAAGTTCATACAAAACCTGACATTAGATCTTAAAGGAAACACTCTTGTTCTTTTTGCAAGAGTCGAAGCACATGGAGCAGTGCTCTACGATCAGATAAATAAAAACAAGCGTGACAACCGTAAGGTATTTTTTGTACATGGTGGTGTAGACGCAGAAGAAAGGGAGGTAGTTAGAGAGATCACAGAAAGAGAAAACAATGCTGTCATTGTCGCATCTTATGGAACTTTTTCTACTGGTATCAACATTAAAAACCTCCATAATGTTATCTTTGCCTCTCCAAGTAAGTCCAGAATCCGCAATCTTCAAAGTATTGGACGAGTTCTTAGAAAAGGAAAAGACAAAGTAAAAGCAACTCTGTATGATATTGCAGATGATTGTACAACTAAGTCTAGACGAAATTACACACTCAATCATTTCATAGAAAGAATTAAAACATATAATGAGGAAAACTTTAACTATGAGATAATCACTATTCAACTAAAGGTATGATAGAAGACGATTTTTACGCAACACTAAAATTAAAATCAGGTGAAGAAATCTTTGCCAAGGTAGCCGCATCTGAAGAAGATGATAGAACAATGCTTCTGGTTTCCAATCCAATCATTGTCGGTGAAATTAAAAGTAAAATAGGAACAGTTGGATATAAAATAGAACCTTGGTTGAAAACAACAACCGATGATATGTTTATCTTAAATATGAATGACGTTCTTACTATGTCTGAATCGTCTGATGTAGAAATGATTATGATGTATCAAGATTATGTTAGATCATCTAATAAACTTCCTGGTGGCAATCAATCTAAACTAGATCGTAAAATGGGTCGTCTAGGTAATGTAAATGATGTAAAAGAGATCTTAGAGAAGATATTTAAAAGTACCTAAAGCTTCCTTATCAACCCTGACAGAGTTAGTCTATATGGTATTGTAGAACTTGTCAAGTGTTTGTATAGATGATATAATCTATACATATTATGAGTTACCTTTATGATTCAACCCGGTATGACAAGAAGAAAAAGGTCAGAGCATTACGTTAATAATAAAGAGTTCCTTGCAGCCTTGGTTGAATATAGAACTCAGGTCGAAGTCTCTTATAGAAAAAAGTTTGGAGAAATTCTCTCTGAACAAGACAAATCAGAAAGAGCAAGAAGGTGGGATACGAAACCACCAATCCCACGCTACATTGGTGAGTGTTTCTTGAAGATTGCAAATCACTTGTCCTTCAAGCCAAACTTTGTGAACTACATGTTTAAGGAGGACATGATCTCTA